TCTTAAAGCACCTTCTGTTTTTGAAATTAAATTAAGGCCAAAAAACATTGCAAGAACATTTAAAAAATGTGTTTTAACCAATATGGGGGTCAACTATGCACCCAACGGACCATCTTTCATAACTGATATTGCTGGAACACAAGAAAAATTTCCATCATCAGTGGCACTATCACTAACCTTCCAAGAGATTGAAGTCTGGCTAGCAAATGATTACTACACTCAAGAAGAATTCTTTTTTGATCCTAAATCCGAATATCAAATATAATGGATAACTTTTTTAAACACTATCCTCTTGTAAGATATGGTAATACCGTTGCTAATACTGTATCAGTAAACATACTTGCTAAAATAGCTTTTCAAAAAAAGCTGCAGCAAAACTACGAAGTTTTTCATCCGTACACTATCCAGGAAGGTGATAGAGCTGATACAATTGCAAACTACTATTATGGTGATCCGGGATACGACTGGATAGTTTACTTTAGTAATGATATTGTAGATCCGTATTTTGATTGGTACATGGATGGTGAATCTTTTAAAAGATATATTGTTAGTAAATACGGATCTCTGACTGCAGCAAGAAGAAACATAAAGTTCTTCAGATCTAACTATGTTTCTGATGATTCTATGATAACTCCTGCTGCTTATGATGCACTAGCTTCTAATCAAAAAAGATTTTGGGCACCAGTAACAGGAATGAGTGATAATGTGATAAGATATGAGAGGAAAAAGGAAGATATTATATTTCAAACTAACAGAGTTGAACAACTCTCTATTTCTTTGGTTGGGAATACTTCTTTTTCAAATAACGAATATGTTTACCAAACAAATGGTGGTGTTACAGTCAGTTCTGGCACAGTTACCTTCTCAAATTCATCTGTCTGCATTGTTTCTAATATAGGTGGAACTATATCAACATCATACAACCTCAAGGGTGGTGATAGTTTGGCAAATGCAACAGTATCTGCAGTTGATACTTTATCGACTAGTATCAGTCCAGATATTCAATCTTACTTTGAGTCTGTCAGTTATTTCGATTATGAGAATGAATTAAACGAGATGAAAAAAAATATTAGATTAATAGATGTTGGCTACTTGCCAGCACTTGAAAGAGAATTTAAGGATCTTCTTTCATCATGAAAACAAAACTTAAACCAAGTCAATGTGAGATTACAAATATTTTAATTAGAACACAACAGAATCAAGTTATTAATCAAGACAACAGTTTTCTTGAATTTTTTGGCTCTCTTGATGTTTATGAAAACGTTTTTAATCCTTTTTTAACAGCAGACCTTAGCTTGCTGGATGGGGCAAGTTTCATAGAAAGATACAACATTTCTGGAAATGAAGATTTTGAAATAGAATTTATTGGATATGGTTTTGATGAACCTTTGAAGTATACATTTAAAATAATAGAGTTAGTAACAAGCCTACCACTCAACAACCTTCGTGCAAAACAAGTGATACTTAGACTTGCAAGTAAAGAATTCTTATCAGATACAAGTACATCTATTGCTAAGAGTTATAATACAGGGACTAAGGAAATAGTAACTGATATTATCAGGAACTATTTAAAATCAGATAAACAACTAACCACAGAAGATTCAAAAAGTCCTCCAGTAATTGTTCTCCCCTTTCTTTCACCATTCAAAGCAATAGACTTTGTAAGACAGAGAACCGTTTCAGAAAAATATAAATCATCCTCATTTTTATTCTTTGAAAATTCAAGAGGTTTTAACTTTTCTACTGTTGAAGGAATAGTTGAAAAGGGCATGAAGAGTAATCCTCAGAGCTTTTTCCAATCTGAATCGGTTTCAAACGATGATCCAAATACAAATATCGACTCACACCATTTGTTTTTTAATCTAACTGTTCAGTCGTCATTCAATCTCAGCTCAACATTTAAAAATGGAGGTTTGAGAACAAATGTAACTCAATATGATATTACAACAAAAAAATACTCAGAAAGAGTGTTTTATAATGATCCAAGTAAATCGATATTTGTAGATACCACAGCCAACAAAAACCCTTTATTGACTAAGTCAGTATTTGACCAGTATGCAAAGAATGGTAACAAACCAATATTTCTTCCTTTCTCAAAATACAAAGATACTAATAATCCTACATCCAATTTTATATTTGATACTGTAGCTGAGAGATTGTGTTTTTCGAGTTTATTTACTCAACAACAAATTTATATCGATGTTCCTGGAAATACATTGCTCGGAGCTGGTTCGTTGATTTATCTCAAAATTCCAAGATACGATGCCCTTAATAGTAAAAAAGATAGTAATGAAATGAGTACTGGTTATTATATGGTTACTGCTTGTAAGCATACAATTACAAATGCAGACACTGCAAAATATGATACTCACTTAGAGTTAATGAGAATAGGTAGAGGAGTGATTGAACAATGACAACTTATGCAATGGGTGAGGAAGGTATAAGATGGTTTTTTGGTGTTGTTGAAGATAGGGATGATCCAAAACAGGTTGGTAGAGTTCGTGTCAGAATATACAACGTCCATCCATTTACAGCAGGTGGAAATGCAGATACAGTGAACGTTCCTACTGATCATCTTCCCTGGGCTACTCCCATTAACTCTATAGTCAGTGCAGGAATAATTGGAATCAATAAGGATGGTGTTGGATTGAGCCCAACTGGAATATTGGTAGGCACCACCGTGTTTGGTTTTTTTGCTGATGGTAGAGAATGTCAAGTTCCTATTGTGCTTGGAACTCTTGCGGGTCTTGTAGGACCAAAAGAAGATAATGAACTACCAAAATCAGCAACCGGAACTAATTCGGCTGGATTACTCAAGAATTCTACCAAGATTGATGCAGCGTCACCGTTTCCTGGTGAACCATCATCTGCTTTCAATGCTAAATATCCTTATAACAAAGTCTTTAGAACCGAGTCTGGTCACTTGATAGAGATAGACGATACCGTTGCTAAAGAGCGGATTCATATTATGCATAAGAGCGGAACTTATGTGGAAATTGACCAATCTGGTCAGGTAGTTATTAAAACAGTAGATGATAGGTTTGATGTTACAACCAAAGACAACAACGTTTATGTTGGCGGGAATGTAAATGTTCGCGTCAAAGGAAATGTTAATATGTTAGTCGATGGCACATACACTTTGGAATCCAAAGGAAACATGCTTATTAAAGCACCAAGAATAGATTTTAACCCAAATGCCAGCAGTTCATAGAGATACGGATTCCAGAGCATGTGGTGCTTCTACAGTATCCGCTCAAGGTAAGAGTGTGTATGTTAATAGCTTGTTGTGGTCAGTAAACGGTGATCCTAACTCGCATGGTGGTGGTGCACTTTCAGCAGCAACAAATAATGTATTCATTGGTGGTGTTGCAGTTTGTAATAATAATGATTCTGCAGCTCCTGATGCCCTGTGTCCTCCACTTGGAGGAGCTCATTGTGCACCTAATGCAGTGGGTGGATCAAGTAACGTATTCGTAGGAGATTAAATGGCAACGTCATATGCAGATAAATTCACAACAACCCCTCTCAGATCTGAGAGGTACAGTGATTTTTATAATAACTTTAGCAAGAACTTTGGAACAAAAGATCTTGCTCGACTGACCAATGAAGATTCTGTAATTAACTCTTTAAAAAATATTATATTGACAAGGAAGGGTGAAAGACCGTTCCAGCCAGACTTTGGATGTAATATTTCTGGATTGTTGTTTGAAAACTTTTCCAAATTTACTACTGAAGCTATTGAGACCGAGATCAGAACCGCTGTGGAGAATTTTGAACCAAGAATTAAAACCATAAAAGTTAATGCGATTGAATCACAGGACAATCATTCAATAGAACTCCAATTGTTTTTTACCACTATAAATAATCCTGAGAATATTTCGATCAGCTTCTTTCTTTCAAGAATAAGGTAAAATGGCAAACTCATCAATCAATTTAATCGACTTGGATTTTGATTCATTAAAGTCGTCACTCAAATCATACCTATCGTCACAAGCCAGGTTCCAAGACTATAACTTTGATGGCTCTAACATGAGTGTGTTGTTGGATGTGCTTGCATATAACACATACCTTAATACGTTTTACATGAACATGGTTGCTAGTGAGATGTTCCTTGATACTGCTCAGTTAAGAGACAGTATTGTATCTCATGCCAAAGAATTAAACTACATTCCAAGATCTTTTAGATCAGCACAAGCTAACGTAAATATTTCAATCACTCCTTCTACTACAGTGTCGTCTGTTGTTATCCCTGCAAAAACAGGGTTCACCTCAAGGGTTGGTTCAAACACATTCAACTTTGTTACCAAAGAATCTATTGCTATTACAACGAGTAATAATGGTGTTTATTATGCAAACAGTGTCCCGCTGTATGAAGGCTCTTACATAACGGATACATTTGTAAAGAATAGTGCAATAGAAAATCAAAGATTTATTCTCAACAACCCAACTATTGATACAACAAGTATTGAGGTGTCTGTTTCTGAAAACAGTGGTGCTAATGTTTACACCTACACTCAAGGGTACTCTCTTTTCGGTGTAGTATCCAATACCCATGTATTTTTTGTACAGCCTGCTGAAAATGAGCAATATGAGGTTGTTTTTGGAGATGATGTTTCTGGTAGAGCTCCTCGTAACGGAGCTATCATTGATATTACTTACAGAGTATGTAACGGTGAGTTGCCCAACGGCGCAGATACATTTATAAACAACTCAAGTATCGATGGACATTCTAATGTTTCCATCACTATCAATTCAGAAGCAATAAATGGATCAGTTTCTGAATCAAACACATCAATCAAGTTTAATGCTCCGAGAAGTTTTCAAGCTCAGGAAAGAGCAATTACAGAAAGTGATTATGAAACTTTATTGCGTAGGGAGTTTCCAGAGATCCAATCAATATCTGTATTTGGAGGAGAGAAGGAAGATCCTCCTCAATATGGTAAAGTGTTCATATCTGTAGATATAACTAATTCTGACGGTATTCCAGAGTTGAACAAAACAATTTATAATAATTATCTCAAAGATAAAGTTCCTCTTGGAATTACAACCGAGATCATCAATCCAGATTTCATATACTTAAGTGTATCATCACGAGTAAATTATAACTTTAACATTACAACTCTGTCTGAAAACCAACTTTCTACAAAAGTTCTTACTGCGATAACTAATTTTAATAATGAGTATCTTAATGATTTCAATGCTAATTTCAGATACAGTAACTTTGTTCATGCAATAGACAATGCTGATAACTCAATTTTGAACAATGATACAGTAGTGTATCCATACTACTTGTTGCAATTGAATACCAACACAGATACTGGGTTTTCATTTACGTTCAATACTGAAGTGCTTGTAACTACTCCATCAGACACAGTTCATCCTATAAATTCTGATAGAGGATTGTTCTCTTCATCTTTCATTGTTAATGGGTTGACTAGTCAGATAGAAGATGATGGTATTGGAAATATAAGACTTGTCAGAGTGACATCTGATTCTCACTCAGAAAAGTCTAAAATAGGAACTATTGATTATACAACAGGTTCAATAGTTATAAGAAGCCTTAATGTAGAGAGCTTTACTGGACCTGGTATCAAGTTGTATATCAAGCCTGTTAGCCTTGATTACAGCTCTAGTCTAAGGAACATACTAAAAATTAAACCAGAAGATGTTGCAGTATCAATGGTACCTAAAAAATCATGAAGCAAATTGAAGATGATATCAGTTTATTGGTTAAAAACCATTTCCCTAAGTTCTATGAAGAACAGGGAAACAACTTTGTTGAATTTGTTAAAGAGTATTACAACTGGGCTCAGCAAACCAATAATAACATCTACTTTACAAGAAACCTACTAGAAAATAATGACATTGATACAACAATCAATGATTTTTTATACCACTACAAACAAAAATATCTTGCAGGTGCACCGGTTAATTTTGACAGATCAAGATTTAACATTAAGCACGTCAAGGATTTTTATAGCTCAAAGGGAACCGAACGAGGAACAAAGCTATTTTTGAATAGGGTTTACGGAGTATCTGAAGCAGATATTTACTTTCCTGGTGTAGATGTGTTGAAGCCCTCAGACGGAGAGTGGGTTGTTCCTGTTTATCTCGAAGTTAGTATATCAGAAAAAACCAAACTGTTTGTTGGTAAGACTGTAGTTGGATCAACATCAGGAGCTACGGCATTCGTTGAAGGTCTTGGTAGAAAAGTAATTAATGGCCAATACTTGGACATACTATATCTTTCTAATGTGAACGGATATTTTTCGTTTGATGAAATATTAACAGTTGATGGTAATTTGGTTGATTGTCCTAGAGTGATAGGATCTTTGACAAGAATAACTATTAATGATGCTGGTAGAGAATTTAATGTTGGTGATTTGGTAGATGTTATATCTGAGAGTCGTGGTAAACAAGGCAAGGCAAGAGTAGACTCTATACAGCAGTCTACAGGTAAAGTAACATTTACTCTTCTCGATGGTGGAACTGGATACAGACTATCCACCAATCCAGTTGTTGCTGAAAAGACTCTTATAACAACTAACCGAGTTTCATCTAATACATATGTTCCAGACTTCATAACTGATGAATACATATATCAACCACTTGCTAACGTTGTTTTTAGTTCATCCAATACCACATTTGCTCTGGGGCAACTTGTTACTGGTGCAAATTCCACAGCTAATGTGGCTACAGGTAGGGTTGTTGGAAAGAACCAATCAAGTGTTACTGGAACAGTGACAGCTAACTCAACATCAAATACAGTTACTGGTGTAAACACCTCATTTTTAACTCAGCTAGCAAATAACGATTATATCAAATTTCAATCAAATAATTCTACCTTTCAAGTATATACTGTAGATAGCAACACCTCGCTGACTCTGACAACAACAGGACCAAATGTTGTGGGAAATACAGTTACTGTTGCTAACGGTAGTTTGCTTGTTACGGTGGTATCAGGTAGTTGGGCGCAAGCAGATAGATTATACGGGTCAGCAGCACTTATAGATTCTTATCAAGACAAAACAGCATATGGTGTTTTGATGGGATCAAACGCAAATGCAATTGGTATTTCGAATGTTGTCAATACCTTTACAGCAAACCAATATAATTTCATTTACGGTGCTACATCAAATGTTTATGCTAATGTTTCGTTAGTTGGTTCAGGCTCCGGTGCTAATTTTGATATTGGTAGCTTGACAGATGAAGAAACAGTCTATTTGAATAGTGATTTCATCAGTGGAAACAACTCTATTGCAACACTCCAACTAACAGGAACAATATCGTGCAATGCTACAAGCAGCCAGGTGAATGGTTCTTCGACGTTATTCACAACTGAACTCTATAATGGTGCGTACATAAAAATTGGAAGTAATAATACTGTATTTCAAGTAAATACTATCAGCAACAATAC